GTGCCGCACGTCCAGCGGCACGACCATGTCGCCCTCGACCTTGATCACGTCGCGCATCGGTGCACTCGGGTCACGGCCCAGGCCGATCAGGTCATTGGCGATCAGCCCCTGTTCGGAGCCGAGTGAGGTGGAGACAAAGGGCAGCTGCCAGTAGCCATCTACCGGGGTGCTGCCATAGGTGGATTCGAACGCGGCCAAGAGGCTGGCGTTCGCGCCGTAGGCACGGGCCATAGGTTTTTCTCCTTGGGAAGTGGGTTCAGTTCAGTGGCCCGGCACTGCTGTAGTGCAAGACCACGTGCAGCAGGCAGGCCTTGATGCCGCTTGTGCCTTCGGGGGCCAGTTCATCGAACTTCGGCTGACCGATTTCGGCGTACTCGACGACACCGGCGAGCGTCCGGTCGGTTTCGATCAGGGTGGCGAGCTCGGTGAGCAGACCGTCCATGCGCGCGTCGCGCGTGCTGGCATCCGGGTCTGCGACAAACAGTTCGATGGCCACCTGGTGCTGCCAGTGGTAAGTCAGTGGCGAGAGCGATACCTCTGGCTCGCCCATCTCGCCATCGCGCAGGATCGCCATGGCGTGGTCCGCGATGCGCTCGGGCAAGGCGGCATTACGCTTAACCGTGGTGCCGAGGGACAACTCACCAAGCACAGCGAACAGTGCGCCGATGGCGTTTTCTCGTTGGCTCATGACGGTGCCCCTTTGCGGTTGGCTTCATCGAAACGGTTGGCAATGCGCTGGGCCAGCGTGCTGATCCAGCGACGCGCGCTGCGGTCGATATCGAATTTCTTCTTCAGGGTCACTTGGGGGACGAGCAGGAACATCGGCACCGTGACCAGCCCTCGGCCGGATGCCTGGGCCTTTTGTGAAGCGACCGAGAAACCACCGCGTTGGCCTTGGCGGGCGCGCTGGTTTTCTGCGACGAGGAGCGACGGTTTGCCTCGGCGGTAGATGAAGCGCAGGCGCTGGCCCCGGAGCTTTTCCCAAAGACCGGGGGTCATGCGTTTGCCGCGCGGGCCTTTGCCCGCAGTCGGCAAGGGAATGGCCAGCCAGAATCCATCCTTGGAACGGATGGTGGCCCCCTGGTCATGCGCACCGACGATGACGGGTGCCCGGCTGTAGACCAGACCCGCCGCCTTGATGCTCATCTGCCCCTTGGGATAGACCTCGCCGCGCCAGGTGTTGGCCAAGCGCTGGCCCAAGCCTGCACCGGTGATCTGGCTGCGCAGCTCGGTCTTGAGGCCATCGGTGGCTTCACGAATCGAGTGCGTCACCGCCTGCTCGGCAATTCGCACTTCATCGGCCAGCATCTGGTCCAAGTCGCCAGACAGGGCAGCTTGCAATCTCATACCGGAGCTCCGGTCAGCGTCCAGATCAAGCGATCCCGATCAGCCAGGGGTTCACCCACCACCTGGTAGGTCTGGCCGGTGACGGTGAAGCGCTCACCTTCGCGGGGAGATGCCACGTCGCGGGCCATCACATCAAAGCGGTGGGTGGCCACCACCAGCCGGGTGTCGCCGAAGGACTCGACGACATCCGGTGTCTTGGCGATAAACCGGGTGGCAATCTCTCGACCATCGGCCAGCCGGTAGGTGCCGGGCACCCCCAACCGGGCAAACAGGCGCGAGACCGCGCGCTCAAACGCAACTGGCATCGGATCAGGCGGTTAGCTTGATCAGCACGCCCGGGCGGTGGCACATGGGCAGCGGATTGCTCTGGGTGTGCAGATCGGTGCCACGGTCGAACTGGCGAGGAGCCTGCTTGGCGTACAGCGACTGGCCCAGCGTGTTGACCGTCTCGTTGAAGTCGGCCGGGGCGAAGTAGGTGCCGAAGGTATCGACCGTGCCGAGCGGAAAGGCATGGGCTTCGCCCGCAGCAATGAAGCGGCGGGTACCCAGATCCCCATTGGCCTGCAGGTAGGCGGCTTGGCCCCGGTATTCTTCGAAGGTGACACCCGCGTAGGTGAAGCCCGAACGCACATCGTTGATCAGCACCGCACCCTGCTGCCAGTTGGTGTAGGCGGTCTTGACCTCCTTGTGGGTGGTCAGCGCGCGGAAGAATTCGGGCGAGCACAGCACATGCACGCCGGTCATGAATTCACCCTGCAGGGCGTCTTCAATCTTGGTCAGCAGGTCGTAGCAGTGGCCCTTGACCTCGCTGTTGGCATTGGCCAGATCGAAGTTGACCGATTGCGGCGTGATCTGGAATTCGGTGAACAGGTTGCTGATGACGCTGCCATCGGCATCCAGGATTTCACCCTTCAATGCACCCATACGCAGATGCTCGAGCGTGATGGCGTGCTTGTTGCGCATGGTCTCCAGGTGACGAGCGAGCACGCCGGAGATGGCTTCCATCTCGGTCTCGGAGCCGAAGGCACGGATGCCCTGGACCTCTTCGGGCAGGACCACATCGTCGTGCGGGATGTGCGGAATGACGAAGGAGCGCAGTTTGCGTTTGCCACGTTCACCGACCGTGCCGGGCGAGCCAGGCGGCTTGGTGGGCAGCAGGTTGAGCTTACCGGCGTACTCCTCGACGATGATCTGGCGGGTGCGCACCGGCTTGGCCGGGAACAGGTTCAAAGCCTCCAGGCGGCCATAGCGGTTGGGGATGAGGTTGATGGCGGCGGTGAGGCTGGCCATCGAGAATCCAGGGTTCAGAAACGGGTTGTTCATTCGAGGCTCCAGAAATGACGAAACCCGCGCAAGCCAGACGGCCAGGCGGGTTCGGGGATGAAAGACGGGCAGGTTTAGGACGTAGGTCAGGCGGATTCACGCACCAGCACACCGCGCTCGGCCAGCTGCTGCTCGTAGGCCATGCGCTGGGCGCCAGTGAGGGAAATCGGCCAGACCAGCGCGGTCTTGGCCACGATGGCGTGGCGGGCGATCAGGATGGCGTCGCTGCGGTCGGCATTGGTGGCATCGATCGCGTTGGCCAGCACCCCGATGGCGTCCTCAGTGCCGTCGGTGGCGGCGGGGTCGATGGCGTAGTGCTTGCCATCGCTGGCATTGCGGCCGAGTACCGTGCCCAAGGGCAGGTTCTGGCCAGCGGCGATGGTGGCGACGTCCCGCGAATAGCGGTTGGGGGCTTCGTACTTCAACAGGTCGCCGAGGTTGTTTTGTTCGGTGATGGAGGTCATGGGTCAGTCCTTTCTGGGTCTGGTGCGTCAGGCCTGGGCCGTGAGTTTTTTGACGGCGGCCACGATCGGCGAGGCCTCCGGGCGGTCGAGGTTTTGGGTGCCGGCATCCACGGTGATGGTCGAGCGGATGTCATCGGCCTCAGACCGTGCCGCACGGGCATCGATCAGTACGCGACGTACATCGGCTTCAGTCTTGCCAGCGGCGATGAACTCGGCCGCGCGGTCGGGGCAGCCAGCCAGCAGGCAAACCTCGGCAATGGCCTGGGCGGCCTGGGTCACTTCGCGACGGGCTTCAGCGACCAGGACCGCAGCCTCATCAACGCCGATCGTTTCAGAGAGGTTTTTATTGGGGGTGTCTTGCGGGTCAGACATGGATAACTCCTTGTGGGGAAGTGCCGCCTCAGAACGGATGACGCCCCGCACCTGAGACGGCGAATGGTTACGGGCGTTGAGATACGAGTGGAATTCGCTGAGGGTGGCCTCCAACGTCTGTAGGCCATCGGCCAGTCCTTGGGCCACAGCATTGCTGCCGAAGAAGAGTCCAGCCTCGGTGGCGCGCACGGCATCAACGTCCAGGTCTCGCATCGCAGCCACGTGCTCGGTGAAGATGGCGTAGAGCCGATCCACTTCGCCTTGCAGCTCGGTCTTGGCAGCATCCGACAAGGGCTCGTGAGGCGAGTAGTCGTTCTTGTGGGCGCCCGCCGTGATGGCGGTGAACCGATAGCCGTCCTTGGCATCCTTGACTGACTGATCGACATGGAGCGCAATCACGCCGATGGATCCGACCCCACCCGTTTCCGTCACAAACAGCCGCTGGGCGCTGGCGGCAATCGCATAGGCCGCTGAATACGCGGCATCGTTGGCCACCGCCCAGACGGGTTTCATGGCTGCTGCCTCGCGCACACGACGGGCCAACTCGAAACTGCCCGAGGCTTCGCCGCCCGGGGAGTCGATGTCGAGCAAGATGCCGCTGACATGGGGATCAGCCAAAGCGGCATCCAACATCGCGGCGATCTCGCCGTAGGACGTCAGGCCTGAGGCGGCTTCCATGCCCAGCGAGCGCTTGACCAGCGAGCCGTGGATCGGGATCACTGCGATGCCGTCAGGGGTTGCGGCTGCAGGCGGCCGTTGGTAAACGGCCATGTCCATGGAAGGCAGCGTGGGGACATCGGCCATACCGATGCGCTGCCCGACCACGGAGAGAATCACGTCCAGCTTGGGTCGGTGAATCAGCAGGGGCGTCCCGAACAGGCGGGAGGCAAGGTAAGTCATGGTTGGGTGTCCTGGTTGTTGGGTGACGCACCGCCAGACTCAGCAGTCTGTGATTCGTCAGTCTGTGGATCGCTTGGCTCTGTCGACACTGCAGCCAGCGCCTGGTCATGCCGGGCATCGGAGTCAAAGACCAAGCCCAGTGCATCGGCCCGGGCGTTATCGGCTGCGATCTCACGATCCACGTCTTCAGCGTCGTAGCCGTTGCCGGAGATGGCCTCGGATCGGCTCATGAGGCCCGCACGGATAGCCAACTTCATGGCGTTGAATTCCTTCTGCGGATCGACCCAGCTCCAACCCTGCGGAATCCACTTGGCGGCCTGGTAGGTGCGGCGGTCTTTGCGGTAGCCGGGAATATCCAGTGCCCCTTCCAACACCGCCTGATCCATCCAGGCCCGCCAGATCGGCCGGCACAGCTGGTGCACGATCACACCGTGCTGAAAGGCTTCACACCGACGCCTGAACTCCAGCAGACCCGCCCGGATCGAGGAGTAGTTCACCTGCGTCAGGTCCCCAGTGAGCATCTCGTAGGTGATGCCCATGGCAGCGGCCACCGCGCGGAACTGCTGGCGCATGAACTCGGCATACGACGAGCCCACATCGGCAGGCGCTGAGAACTTGATGTCTTCGCCTGGCTCCAGGATCTGCAGCGTGCCGGGCTCCATGCCCGCGAGCGCCACCCCGTTGCCATCGGCCGCCGACTCACCCATCAGGTTGTCTTCGGGCGCCATGCGGGTGATGAAGCCAGCGAACATGGCGGCGGTTTTCTTGCGGACCAGCTCGGCGTCGTCGTACTGGTCCAGCTCGTTGAGCTTCACGAGCGCCCGGGTCAACCACGGCTCGCCCCGGATCTGGCCGGGACGCAAGGGGCGAAACAGGTGGATGACTTCACTCGCATCCACCCGCACCGTGTCCATGCCACCGCCGCCGGCACTGCTGGACATCGGTGCCAGCAGTCCATCATTGGGGTGCGAGCGATACAGGTGATAAGCCACCCGGCGACCTAGCCGGTCGAACTCGATGCCAGCGCGAATGACGTTGCCGCCGGGCAGATCGCGGTTCATGGTGGTTGGCAGGTGCTCTGCTTCCAGCACCTGGATCTGCAGCGCCACCGGCAGACCATCTTCGGTGCGGCGATAGCGCAGTCGCACCAGGGCTTCGCCGCCTTCGAGCATGGCGCGGGTGGCCAGTGCCTGCAGACCGTAGAAGTCGGTAAGGCCTGCGGCATCGGCCTCTTCGCACCAGTCCCACCACAGGCTGTGAATCGCCTCTCGCGTAGCCTGGTCCTGGACCATGCTTTGGGGCTTGATGCCTGTGCCGATGGCGTTGGCCACAAAGGCTTCGATACCAGCGGCGGCCCAGGCGTTACGCCTAACCAGATCACGGCTTTTGGCACGCAGTTCGTCTTGGGCCAGCGACAGGGCTGCCACCGCACCGGGATTGCTGGGCATCCAGGCCAGTGCGCGCCGCCCGCCGCCGGTGCCGTCATAGACCGGCGTGCCACCGAACATGCGGCGACGCAGACTTTTGAACCAGGCCATCAGAGTGCCTTGCTCGTGGCGACACGGATCTGGCGCGATTTGGGTGCGCCGGATTCACGGGCCATGGTGGCTTCGACCTCTGCAATCGCCGCCTTCAGATCGGCCACGCTGCGGTACTCGATGCTTTTGCCCTCGTAGGTCACGCGGTGTTCGCCGCTGGCCAGAGTTTCGCGCAGGGCCTGCAGGTGTTCTGGTGTGTAGGTCATGCTTATTTGTTCACTCAAGTCATCCATCGGCTGCGCACCACGCGCCGAGCGGGCGCTGGCGTGCTGCCAGAAGTGCTGAGGCCACCGTCGAATCGCTGTTCTTGGGTGGCCTCGGGGGTTGTGATTTGTTGGGCAACGACTGGTGGGTCGGTGCCGAGTTGTTTTTCGAGTTCTTGCCAGTGGCGGTCTTCGAACCGGTCCAGACCAGCGGCCGCTGCCGCCGCCCGGGCATAGACGTAGCAATCCAAGGCCTCGTTGCGTTCGCGCATCTTTTGCCATTCGCGGTGGGCAAAGCCGTTGCGGTCACGCCGGGTGATCAACTGCTCGGCGCACAGCTGTTGCAGGTATTCCGCATCGACCTTGGGCAGGTGCACAAAGCCAGCCGGGTAGATCGGCGTGATGCCGTCTTCGGCCACCTCGGCGCTTTTGCGCAGGTTGTTGTAGAACTCCAGCTTGGCGATGCCGCCAGCCACCGGGAACACCTTGATGCCTCGACGCAGCTTCTTTCCGCTGGCAGTCGCATCCACCGCCGTGGGCGTGCCGATCAGCGCCGCGCCACCAGCAATGCCCTTGATCGGCATGAGCCGGGCATCGCGCACGCTGCGCACAAAGGCATAGGCCTCCTGGGTGGCGTAGCCGGTGTCCAGCGCCAGGCGCGCCAGACTCAGTTGGCAACCACCGCTGTGGGTCCAGGTCTCACCCATGAGCTTGGCGAGAGCCGACCAGACCTCGGTGCGAGCGGTGTCACCCATCAAGATCCGGTGCTCCACCAACCAGGCGGCCTTGCCCCGCCCGAACGCCCAGACCGAAACTTCGATGCGGTCCTTCTGGACGTCGGCACCGGCGGTGAGCAACAAACCGCCCGCGGGCACTGTGCCGATGCGATAGTCCTCCCGGCGCTCCAGCAGGCGCTGCCAATCCGGCGCCTCGCCCTCTTCGACCCAGGTCTCACCCAGTTCGGTGTTCTTGAAGGTCTTGATGGCCGACGCCGACCGACTGTCTGACATCGCAGCCGATTCCCAGGCCCGCGCGATCTCGATCCAGCTGCGCCAGCCCACCGGGCTGTACAGGCTAGAGAGGTGAAACCCGGCCGTACGGCCCGCTTGTTCTGGTGCGCAGGCCTGCCACTGGCCGTTGTCCAGCATCCAGGTCTTGTGGTGCTCGGCGATCGGCTGGCTGCAAGATTCACAGATGTAGGCCGCCGTTTCCGGCTGGCCCCGCTCCCAGCGCAGTTGCTCAAACCGCAGCCACTGGCGGTGGTCGCAATGCGGGCACGGCACAAAGTAGCGGCGTTGGTCCGATGCCTCGAACTCCCGTTCGACCGCACTGGCCCCGGCAATCGTTGGGGTCGAGACGATCAGGATCTTGCGCCGGGCAAACGTTCGCGTGCGCGCCTCGGCCAGCGAGATCGCATCGCCTTCACCTTCCACATCCAGCGGGTAGCCATCGACCTCATCGAGGAACAGGTAGCGCACCGGCATCGAGCGCAGGCCCACCGCGCTGTTGGCACCGGTCATCACCAGCACGCCGCCATGGAACTCCTTGGCGAGAATCGTATTGCCCGAATCGCGGCTGCGCGCCGGGGCGATGCGCTCCTGGATGGCGGGGCTTTCCTCGATCAGCGCGTCGATGCGCTGCTTGGAGGCCCGTTTGGCCATCTCGACCGTGGGCCACACCGCCATCATCGGTCCCGGGGCGTGGTGGATCACGTAACCCACCCAGTTCAGGCCCAGCTCGGTGCCGCCCACCTGGGCACCTTTCATGAACACCACCCGCTCGATCGGGGACATGGGAGACAAGGCATCCATGATCTCGCGCAGGTAGGGTGTGCGACTGGTGCGCCAGCGGCCAGGTTCGGAGGCGGCCTTGCTGGAGAGCACCCGGTGCTTGTCGGCCCATTCGGAGACCGTGAGCAGCGGATCGGGTGTGAGGCCTTCACGCCAGGCGCGCTCGATGGCGTCCCAGCCTTCGTAGTAAAGCTCTTCCATCATCAATCCACTCATCAGTCCACCTTGGGCTGCAAGTCGCCCAGGTCCTGCAGTTGCTGGCGCACGGCGGCGTCCAGCGCCACATGCAAGACATGCGCATCGACGCCCAGCCCAGCGGCCATCTGCGACGAGATGCGTGCCGGCCAGTTGAGCCAGGCATCGCGCTCAGCACGGGCCAGCTTGAACACATGGGCCACGGCCTGTGACCGATCGACCAGTTCACCCTTCAGTCGGGCCAGGCGCACTTTGTTGGTTTGCGCCTTGACCACCTCGTTGACGGTGCGGGCCTGGAGCAGCGAAGTGCCGCCGGACGACAGCGCCGGAGATGGTGGCTCTGGCGCGTCACGCAGAACCCTTGCGGAAGCCTGCGGAATCTCGCGGGCAGATACGGAAACCTGCGGGGCCGGTTTGTCACTGGCGACATCTGCCACCGACCGTCGGGTCGGTGTGGTGTTGGCTGCCCACTGGGCATCGGCCACCACCGGATCGATGGTGCCATCCGGCAACTGGCTGATGCGCCCGGTATCGATGGCCTTCTTGACGGCCACGTGCGACACGCCGCGATGGCGCGCGTAGGCGCGAATGGACAGTCCCATGTGTTGATCTACTCAGTGCAAGTGGGTGGCCTCCTGGAGGTATGGGTCAGGCAAAGGCGAGTGAATCACCCGGGATTAAAAAGCGCTTGGCTTCTGGGGCGCACAGCGCGTGAATGCGGATGTCGATTGACAAGCAAACCACCAAGGAGCCCCACATGGCCAAACCCAAGCAACCCACCGCACTCTCCCCCGACGAGATCGAGCTCTTGCTCGAATCGATTGCCCTGGACCACCTGTTCATCGAAACCCTGCAAACCCGCCACCGCGACAGCCTGGACTTCCACGACGTGAGCGTCTGGGGTGTCAAAAGCGCCTTGCAAGCCGCGTTTGACGCCGGGCTGCGCGCAGCCGGTGGAAGTCCGAAGCAGGCCGTGCACCGCACGCGCAAGGCCCATCCCGGCAACGGCAGCGCCGCCGCCCTGCAAGCGTGAGGGCACCATGACCACCGCACTCAACCCCAACCAGCAGGCCATCCTGGAGCACGCCGTACAACACAGCGGCGGCAAGATCGCCTGGTTCCCCGAGCACATCAAGGGCGGCGCCCGTGCCAAGGTGCTCGAAGGCTTGTTCAAACGCGCCCTGATCACGCCCGACGGCGATGACTGGGTGGTGGCTGCCGAGGGCTACGACGCCCTGGGCCTGCCCCGACCGGGCGCATTGCCGCCGACCATCACGCTGGACGATCCGGAACTGGAGGCCGATGTCGCCAGTGCAGAGGCCAGTTGGCAACAACCTGCCCAGGACAAGCCGGTTCGCACCCGCGCCGACAGCAAACAGGCCATGGTCATTGGCCTGCTGCAACGCCCCGAGGGCGCCACGATCGCGAAGATCATGGAGGCCACCGGCTGGCAACAGCACACCGTGCGCGGGACCCTGGCCGGCACGCTCAAGAAGCGCCTGGGGCTGACCATCACATCAGCCAAGGAAGCTGGTGGTCAGCGCGTGTACCGCATCGAGTCCACGTCCGCAGGCACCGCTACCGTCACCACTACTAAATCGGAGGCCGCATGAACGCCCACCCCAACCCGGCGCGCCAGGAGGCGGTGTGTGCCGCGATGCGGGCCAAGGTGGCACCAAGCATCGACAGCCTGCTGGAAGACGCGCGGTTGGCGCCCTGTTTGGCCGAGGCGGCGTTTCATAACGCTGTGCTCACCCTGGCGCTGGCTGGCGTCGAAGCCTTGCAGGCCAAGACCCCCGGCCCCAAGTACCAATCCACTAGCCAAACTACATATCAAACCAGAAAGGCCCGTCATGCCCAGCATGTCCATCACCATTGAACGCACCCCGCTGGCCCTCCAGTGGGAGGGCCAGGAGATTCAAGTCGAGCAGCTTGGCATCCGTCTGCCCTTTGCGCGCAAGCCCGAGAACCTCAAGGACATGAGCGCCAGCGGCGACTACCTCGTCTACGTCACCGAGACCCGGACCATGACGCCCGAGGAGTTCGATGGCTTTGCCGCCAACCTGCTGGTCTCGCGCGAATGGCTGGCGGGCAAGGGTGGCTATGTTGGCCAGGGA